GTCCAGTATCTGATACATTACCTATGGTTGTGAATGGAATAACGTACAAAAACGCTAAAATAAGACGTAAAAAAAGTAAAAACAACATAAGTGTCGTAAAAGATATAAAAGTCCAACACAACGCACAAAAAGAGGGTGTAGTGATGGTTAAATCCAACAGAATAATAGAAGTAAAACAAATAGAGCGTAACTCATATTGGTGGTTACTTTGGTTCTTGCTTTTAATACCAATTTATTTTGTTTACAAAAAATATAAAGATATATAAACATTTTTGTTTACTTTTGAAGCTTCATAATAGTTTTTGAGTTAAGGTTAAAAACCCCTTCGTGCAAATTGGATTTGGCGTTAGGGGTTTTTTATTATAATTCATCCAACAATAATTCATCAGCAGTAGCATCAATTTTTAATATCTTCTTATTTTTGATAATTGATATTAAGTATTTATAGCAGTTATGCTTTGCTTTGTGGCTTTGTGCTGTGCCTTTTCTATAAAGTTTAAAATCTGCATAATGACAGATTAAATTTTTATAATCGTTTACTAATTGATCGTGAGCAAGAAAATGCTCTTTTGATAATAGATAGTTCATAGTTATGGTTTTATTAGTACAACTTTATTATATTTATCTTTTTTTACAATATATCCAAGTGCTTCATAAAGTTTTAGATACCGGTAAACTGTTCTATTGCTTACACACAAATATCGTTCTATTGTGTAAAAATTTCTCGGCTTCTCCTGAAGATATTCCATAAGCCTAATGCATCTGTACATTTTGTGCTGATTCATAGTTAATAAAAACTAAAAGTTGAGTTATTTAATTCAATAGTAACATTGGTATCTAAAAAGTCTAAAACAGTTCCTTTAAACTCATATACTTTGCCTGAATGATCCAACATTAAAAATTTAATATCGTTCTTAATGTTTCGTTTGATTTTTGGCAATAATTGTAAACCGAAGCTTTCATTTAATTTGTCAGCTAATCGTTTGCCGTTTACAGAAGTCTTAAATTCATCCGTAAACATTTGCTGTTTATCTTTGGCAATTTTTATACACTCATCCCAAAAGGAAATAATCTCCTGGTCTTTGTAATTAAGTTGCACTAAAGTGCTATTTATTTTTGTAATTCTTTCGTGAATATTCATATTTCAAAATTTAGTTTGCTTTCGTTAATTGTATAAATCTCTTCATTCTCAAAATCAAAGTATAAGTTGTTTTGAGATAGCTGTTCTAAAAAAGATTGAATAATAAATAACTGATAAAAGGTATATCCTTTTTTTTCGTTTGCGTTTCCGCAAATAAGTTTTGGTCTTAATTCATTGGAGTCAATTATCCTGGTTATAAATCCGTAATCGACGTTACAGAAATCAGCGATGTTTTTAATTGTGTAAATCATAATTTTGAAATAAAATTGTTAAACGGATCAAACTCAAAAGCAAAGAACTCATCTTTGTCTAAATACCTAAAGCTGTAAATCGTGCCATGCAATAGCATTTTATTAACCCATTGTGCCGGTTTAGTTCTTACTATTTCAACACCACTCAACCTAAATGGTCTGCCACTTTTTGATATTTGCGTATCAAAGTGGTTAATGTCAATCTTAAATCCCTGTACTAATAATGTATTCATATTTTTTAAATTAAAAACCCGCAAATCAAAAGGTCGTAGTCTTTATCAATGCGGGAATTAAACAAATTTTTAAATGTAGCTACGACTCTACATCGGCAAATATAAACAATTAATTATAATTTACATCATAATCAACCCAAATTTTACAATCAAAGCCTAAATCTTGTAATTGCTTAATTCTTATCTTTTGCAATTCACTCAACTTTCCATTTGGCCTTTTAACTTCAATAAACATTGTTAGGCCATCTTTAAGGCACATCAAATCCGGGATGCCATTCTTATTTGTCTTAATTAATTTAACGCAGAGCCATCCCTCTTTTGTGAGTCGGTTGATTATTTTTGTTTGTATTTTTTGTTCCGAAATCTCGTTTAAATGTTTCATTGTTATAATCTTTTTTCTTAATTACTGATGCGTAAATCTTACTTTCAATTCCATCTTTGCTAAATATCCAATAAACATCATTTACTTTACGATCCATTGTGGTCAAACGATCCCTGGACTGCCAATAACTTACCGCACTAAAATCAATATTATAGTAAACCAAATACTTTGCCTTTGCCAAACTAATACCTTCCCTTCCACTCACAATTTGTAATGCGATATTTTTATCGGTTGTGTTAAACTCCTCTAGATCATTTGTCAATCTATTACCAAAAATATTTTTGAGTGCGTTAAACTCCTCGACAAATTTATAGAATATAGCTATTTTTTGACCTTCAAAATGTTTTTGAATGAAAATAGCTTTACTTAAATCAATCACTTTGCTGGTGCCATCTTCAAACTTGCAAGTGCCGGAATATAGTTGATGAAGCTTCTGCTGTAACTTTACCGAAGTATCAGCTAATATCAGTTGGCCTTCTTTGTTTTGCACCACTAAATCAGCTTTTAATTTATCAATTATCTTATAAGTAATTGGATCCATATCACAATACAAAACGTTCTCATTTACTTGCGTTTCAAATCCCGCCTCAACTTGGGTAAAAGTTAGGATATAATATCTTATCAAATGCCAAAAGTCTTTTTTTCTTGCATCGGTGTAATCATTCACTTTGCCATGTCCTAAATGCTTCACTTTTACATTTACGTAATCATTTGCCCATTTATAAAAATTTGATTGCTCAAATGGACTGTAATTGCTCACCCAAAATTGGTGATACCATTGGCTGTAACTTTCAGCAGTTGGAGTTCCAGATAAGAAAATCATCGGCAAATTTCCGTACATTTTTTTAAATAGCTTGGCTGTGGTGTTTGGCTTTGGGAATGCTCCAAATCGGTGATGCTCATCGTGAATGACTAAATCAAAATTGCATGAAATTTTATGTAAACTTTCATCATTTGCAATAGTTAAATGATAAGTAAATCCAAAGTTGTCGTAATCCGCTTGAATGCTGGGGATGGCTTTCTTTTTTGTTAAAAACAACACTTGTTTTGCTGCAAATAATTCAGCAGTTTGCAAGGCTGTAATTGTTTTACCGGTTCTTACTTCCATCGCCAGGTAAACAATCTTTTTACGTTGCAGTATTTCAGCAGCTTCTTTTGAAAGTCTTATTTGATAATCCCTTAATTTCACGATATCCAATATTTAATTTCCTCTACAATATTTTGGGGTTCGTAATTCATCCAACTATTTCTAAACCATTCGATTTTACTTTGTTTTGCAATTTTATCAAAAGTGTTTCTGTTTTGATTAATTTTTGATTCAACAGATTTAACTTCTGATTCAAGTTTTCCAATTCTATAATCTCGTTTTTCTCCTTCATTTTCAATTCTTTTAATGTCTCTTTCAATAGTTTTAATTTTTTGCTCTGAATCAGCTTCAACTCCATATCTTTGCAGTCTTGTTTGTAACCACTTATCAATTTTATCAAATCTTCTTTTGACTTCTGATTTAAAGTTGATTTCAAAGTATTTAACGTCTGTTGTGATTCCTGATAAACCTTGTCGTAATTCATCGGCAAGTCTATTATACTGTTTTTCAAGTTCTCGCAATTCTGTCGCTGGATCATCATCAAATTGCGTTTCTCTTTTAACTGCTTGGTTAATTCTTTCTGATAAATCTGTTTGTTCTTCTGATTTAGCGATTTTATATTCGCTTGAAAGTTTTTCAAATTCTTGTCGGTTAGCTTCCAATAGTGTTGGAAGAATAAGGTGTTTACATCTGTTGTCATTTTTTATATCTATTTCTATTATTGGAACTTTTAATTGTTTTAATTTTTCTATGTCTATTTCAGTTTTTGCATTTGTGTAACAAATCTCAATACAGCAAACTAATTTATTATTTGCATCATAACAAGATAAATCAGGTCGTTTTTTTATATCGTGATAAAATTCGGGAACTACATTATCAAACTCGATCCATTGATTAAAAATAGTATCAAAGTATTTTTTCTCATGAACTATTTTCATTTTAGCGTTATAATGTTCCGGACTTTCTCCATAACTTCCACTTTGTTTTACACCTATAAAAGCGAAATCGTTGTTAGATTCAATCTTTTTAGCGAAGTATTCCCTTTCATCGCCTTGCTTATAAATATAATCTAAAGGCTCACCAGGATATAAACGATATTCATTTAGCCTTATGGCTTCTGAATGATTAACTAATTTATCATTAGCATCAAATAAGTATTCGTATTTTGTCATTTATCTAATTCTTTAATATATTTATAAATCATCTGCAATGAAACCCCAAGTTGTTCCGATACTTCTTTTTTATTTAAGTTTTTATTAGCTTCATAAAGCAAAGCAAACTTATCCTTATTAGTTTTGCCATCATTAGTTTTTAAAACCTTTCGTATCTCTGAAACTTCAATACTATCAATTTTTACTTTTTTAGCCATAGCGATGAAGTATTTAGATAGCTTTTCCGCCTTTAAAATAGAATCAACTGATATTTCATCTAAATTGTAATTTGTTTGCCCTATTGCGCCAAAAACGTGTATTAAAAGAGCGAAGCGTGGAATATAAGACTTTTGCTTTGGCAACATTGATTTCATATATTCATTTTCGCTTTCGCTGTTTTGAATTTCTGTTATTTCATTAAAAATTCGCATCCACTCTAATTTGGATTCAGTATTGAATTTGACAACTTTAGGCAAAATCGCTCCATCAGCATCCCTATTAATAATTTTATTTTTAATAGTATCATAAAAAGCAATTATAGTATCACTATACCATTGAATGGTATCATAATTCATTTCATTTTCATTATAACTTTCAATAGTTAAATCAGGAAATGATAATAACATTCTATCCATAAACCCATTATCTTTATTGTCATCAGTATAAAATGAATTAAAAATACTCGGTTGAATACCTCCAAGAACAGGAATTAAAGGTTTTGCCACAAATGATCCGGCCCTTGTTAATCTATTTAAGTTTACAGACTTTCCACTCCAAGTAGATAACCAAAACTCTAAATCTGAACCTGGCTTATATTTATTCATATCTTTAAACCATCCTGCTAACTCATCTTTAAAAACTCCAACTGAATTGTCGCTTTGCTGATGCAAATCAACTAAAGCTTCAATAGTTATATCATTTGCTATAAATTGTTTTTTGATAGGTTTATTAACTTCCATGCACTCTTCTTGATCTTTCTTCGAAAGTCCATTGTAATACTCATATTTTTCGTATTCTTTAATATAATTAGCTATTTCTCTATTATTAATTTTTTCTAAAGGAAATATAATATTTGAAATCGAAGGTGTTTTACCAATACCGGCTTTACCTACAATAGCCACCCAAATCGTAGCAATTTCAGTCCATCCTCTTTTGACTTCTATTTGCATACTATTACCAATACTTAATGAAGTTAGCCATAATAAAGAACAGCTCATATAATCTATGGAACTATCTAAAGTTTGGTTACATTCTAAAATATAAGACTGAATTGATTTTGGAAATACATCAATAGGGAATTCAAGATCCGATTTATTTATTATAATTTTTTCTTTTGGCTCTAATTCATTTTTTACTTTTCTACTACCATAACCATCAATATAAATTTGTTTTGCAGAAGCACTAAAATCACCATTAAAATTTTGCCAAGTATAAGCGGTATAAGGTGAAATTGGTTTTTCATGTGGATAAATAGTTCCTGTTGAAAAAAGAAACATTATATTATCATTTTTAAATATATAACCACTATGGGGTGAAGTGCCACCATATCTTTTTATGATGTATTTATCTTTGTGATTTCCAACAATTGTAAACTCAGAAGCAACTATATCGTAAATATTGTTTTTATTATTAAAATCATCCCAAGGCAATATTTCTCCTTCAACATATTCACTTTTTATTTTCTTTGTTTCTGTTATTTCTTTAACTGGTTCTTGATAGTCATACATTTTAGAAAAACTAATAATAATCTCTCTATCTTCATCACTTATAAAATCAATATCATGGTAACTCTTTTTATAAACTTTGTTATCAGGATACGTAAAAATATAACCACCTATTCCTCTCGTTTCAATGACAGCTTCTTTATGTCCTTTAAGTTTTGCTAATTTTAGATTTCCTTCAACTCGTTTTGATTTATAGAGTAAATGATAACCAGCGTTTTTAGTTTTATAAACGACTATCTTATCTTCAAAATCTAATATGTTATCTTTTAAATAAGCAATATATTCAGTCCAAAATGCAATCTGTTCTTTTGCTGTTGAAAATACTTTTAAATCTACATCAATACACTCCAGGTAATCATATCCGGTAACAATTCCAAAATTTGTAGTTGCAGGGATTTCTTTACCATCCTTCTTAATTATACCGCCTTTGTAATTAAAATTTTTAATAAAGCTATCCCAGGATTGTTTTTCATTTTGAGATTGCTTCCAAATAAAGTTAGGAACTTTGTTATCTGATACTGTTATCAAAGAAAAATTTTCGTAGAACTTTTTTAATTTAGATTCTTCCATAAATATTTTTTAAATAAGAAATCCGATTTATCCACTGCCTCTTACCTCAGTTTCAAAATCGGATTAATATAATACTTTTCAAGTGTAAGAGGTTATGCAAATATAAGATTTATTTTAAAACAAATGGTTTTTAAACTAATTTAATTTATTTTAAACTATTTTAAACTAATTTTAAACCAAACTTTCCTTATTTTATAGTACTTTACAAAGTTTTTAAACCTTTTAAACCAAGTTTAAAATATATTATTTTATATTTTTATTTTACAAAAAATTATTATTTATAGAAAAAGTTTTAAACTTGGTTTAAAATCGACGTTAAGCCTTGATATTCTTGAAAACCTTGGTTTAAAATTAGTTTAAAAAAGTTTAAAATTTTAAACTCGGTTTAAAATAAAAAAACCACCTGTTAAGGTGGTTTAATTAGTTGTGTTGAATGCTATTTAAAAATCTAAATCATCATCAAATTCTTGCGAATCATTAAAGTCATTGGCAATATCACCATTTAAAACAACCTCAATTTCGTTAATTTCTTTTTTAACTAAATAGGTTTTAAGGTATGCCTCTAAAATGTCAAAGCACTCATCGGCCATGTTACACTCTTTATCCGTTAAAGACTTCTCAAACGCAAAGTTTGGCATTGAGAACTTAACGGCACCTTTTTTGCCATCTTTGGTATCTTTTACAATAATCCACTCATCAGCTAACCTGGAACGAGTTTTTTGTGTAAAATCACCCCATTGTTGTGTTGCACTTCCTTTCAGTTGAATATTAGCCAATGATCCATCTTCAAGCATAACATAAATGCTTCTTGTATAATGGCCTCCAGCTGCAACAATTTTTTCTTTAATGTCTTTGTATAAACCTTTGGCAATTTCATTACCTTTGAAAGGTTTAACAGTCATCTCCTCTTTTGAAATGAATTTAACTTCATTAGAGTAGATGCTACTACTTGTGGCATCATTCCAACCTTTTACAGTATGTAGTTCGTCAAGAACTAAAAACTTAAATGGTAAAGGGATTTGAACGTTCTCTTGTTTCTCTTTGTCGTAATAAGAAAAACATTTGTCGTTTGACTTCCACTCAATAAACTTTGTTGCTGGATTGCTTTGCGGTTGTGCAAAGGCTTGTTTGCGATTACTCATAATCTTATTATTTATTTATGGTCCGGAATTAAGATGCCCAAACCTTGCATCTGTTAATTATGATATGCTAATATAATATTATTTTGGTTAATTACCAACTGATAGCTAAAGTATCTTTGCGTGGTGATGTGCTTACTCGTGTTACTTCAACACCATCATCATCGTAAATGCTTGAATTAGACTTTAAAGCTACTTTGAGGAGCATTTCCCTTTCGTTTAGTTTTTCTTTGATTTCTGACCATTTAAAATCGTCTTTATAGTTTATGGTTTCACCGCCATTTCTAAAGGTACCTTTAAGGCCAAATGCCTCGAAGTTTTCCTGTGGCACTACTTCTAATATTTTAGCAGTAATTACATCAAGTGCTTCCTGCATTCTTTTAGCTTGTGCCAAAAGTTCATACTTGTCAACTTCACCTCCATCTATAACATCAGTTATAAATTGGGTTGCAGAGAATTGGATCTCTTTTTTGTTTGGCAAGAAGTTTTGTGTTTGTACTTCTTGCTCTCTCATCAATTGAAATAAATCTTTATTACTCATAAAATAGTTCTGATATATTAGTTAATAAAAAACTTTTGTTACTGGTATTGATAAGCAATGTATATGCTTCTGATACTGTAAGCAAAGACCATAAATAATTATCCTCT